TACACCCACAAGCCCCTTTCAAAGTATATTTGGAGCCTGACGAAATAAATGCAATTATGTCAACCGGCGTACCATTTCTCATACAAACAGGATCACCCGCTTTAGCTCTTTCTAAATCAAAATCAAAAGTTATCATTGCTGTATTCTCCTCATAGCTTTATTTATACCTTCTGGGCCTTCCACGCTATTAGCGGCTGGCTGGTTTAGCAAAATATACAAAAAGGTGTTGCCTGTGTGCGACACTTCTAAGCCGTAATCAAATTCATTATCCAAATTAATACACCACCAGGCGGCGAAATTGCTAGACCAAATTACTCTATGTTCTAGATAGCGGTTAGCGCCATGGTTATCGGTGAAGTGAAAAGAGGTTATAATGTCCCCTTCAAATATTTCCACTCCATTACTATCAGCTCTTCCCGTCGATCTTTTCATTTTTTACACCTCTATTGTTTATGATCGACATTACCGGCACTATTAAGCAAAACGCAAACAGCACCACCCCTACAACTTCTATAGAGTCCATTCTTTTTTTGCTCCCTACTTAGATTTTGTTTTTATTTGGAATAATTCCCAGACGGCGCTTGGTATAATCAGCTCCCCGCTTTCGTATCTGTGCCAAGTCCTTTGGGTCTTGTGCACCAAGGACGCGGCATCCTCAGCGCTCAAGCCTAAGCCGATTCTTTTACTTTTTATTTCGTGCTTTGTTGGTGTGCTCATTTTGTTTCCTGTTTGCTTGTTATCGTGTCTATGTATGTTGCTGATGGGGTTAGGAGGATTACCACTAACAATATCGATAAGATTGAAACTGATATTTTTGCCGGCTTAATGAAAACGTCCAGAAAATTCCTCTTAAAGTATTCATAGCCTTCAACCACGACGCATATAAAACAAAACAATCCCATTGCGAAAAGTAAAAGAAGTCCAAAGATAAAAATCAGCTCTATAGCCAAGCTAAACGACCTAATTACATCCCATAAGTATAATTCTGTTTGTGTCATGATGTTGTCTCCTTTTGTGTGCGTTCAAGTTTTTTGTGAATGTAAAATTTAGGAAATTTTTCAAAATTAATGCAGCGATGATTTGAAAAGACGATATACCATCTCCCTATCTTCAATCTTAACCTGCCGAAGGATATAACAATATAATTCTTATATGGGTTTGTCATCGTGTCTAGTGTCTCAAGTGGGACAACCGCATATCTATTTAAGTACGCTTTTATCTCTCCGGTCTCAACGTTGCGGTTGAAAACAAACTCCTCGCCTTTCCTACTGCATATAAGGCACTCTTTTACAAAGCTTCTTGTCATTGCTCTTTCTCCTCTTGCGTGCATTCGTGTTTAAGTTTTTCTTCTATGTCTGAAATCTCATCTAAATCACCAAACTCAATGGAGTGTTTACAATGAACGCATTCAGCGCTTACAATCCTGTATTCAATATCGTCAAAACACGTCTCTTCGTATTTAATTGAAGTAACTTTGAAGCTTCCAGATATAATACAAGACAAGCTGTAATATTTATCTGTTATGTCAAAAAAAATATCACCACGAGCTAGCGCGTTTCCAATGTCTTGAAGTAGTTTTTTAGCTTCCAGCTGTCCCCCTGTCGTATAGTAGAATTCGCCATTCGTTGTCTTTTTTACTTTCACCTTATAACCAAAAACATCAAATTGAACAACAAAATTTGTGTTTAACAATCTTCCATCGTAATCTCTTATAAACATTTATTCTATCCTATAAATTAATATCTTAACCCGTCCAGTTTTCCCGCTATTTCATCTTTCAAACGATCAAGCGGCCCATTGTTATCGATGAAAATCATCGTCTTTGCGTTGTATTTTATTTGCATGGACGGATCACTTGGTTTTCGCAGCCCTCCATCTATCCACACAATGATATCGTAAATGTTTTTTGTTGCGTTGTATTCGTCGAGATCTCTTAACCCTACATAACCATCGTATTTATTTAAAACCAGTCGCGTTAGTCTGGTTCGATCTGGAGTGTTGAATTCTTTTATTAGTCTCCGCCATGTTTCGCGATGGATGCGCCTCTCTGCAAACAATTGATCATCGTCAATCTCTGGAAATAACTTTTTTAACCCTGGTTTTATAGCGTCAAAAGCCGCTTCACTAGAGCCTCCCAGCTTTAAATCGTATCTTTTAGCGATTATTTTGGCGGCTTCATCCTTTCCATGCTGCCCGTGACCTAGGATTAAAAGTTTTGGGGTGCTTACGGTTATCATTCCGCGCGGGGTTGCCGTGTAGAAGTTATCTGTCATTAATTTCCCCCGCCCTTAAGAATTTATGTTTTTCTTAATTGAATCAATAAGGCTTTCCATTTTGTCCATCAAGTCAGGATGACACCCTTCTACCATCTCACACACATCAATAAGTTTTTCCACATCACTCTTTACCGTAAGCCAGTAGTGTTTTTTTATAGCCCTGTTAGCGCCCAGGTAAACGTGTTTTTCTCTAGAGTGATGCCTACCTATCGACGTGTTTGAATTGTTGGAGTGAACCTTTAAATTAAATCGCTCCTCCTTGCTTAGCGAGGAAATGAACCCCGCTGTTTTCTTCACCCTTTGCCGAAGAACCTCGCCCTTTCTCTGAGGGTGATAGTACAGATTGTACTTTTTCAATATCTGCTCAGCTTGGATATCGTTTTCAGTTTTAACGATAACTTTTTTTTCTTTGTTCGTTATGATTTTCAATTGTTGAACTAAGTCTTGCATTTTTTTAGACCCTCTGTTTTGTTTTGACGCATATTAAAGACGTTTTGTCTTTTTGTAAACCCTTTTATTCCTTTTTATCACCCTTACCCATTTTGATATGTACGGTCGTAAATGATCGGGACATTGATTGTAGAGATTTATTTGTGTTTTTTGATCGTATCGCATTAGCTGCTTAGCCTGTTTGTAGCAAAAGAAGTCAAGCCATTGTTCAATACTTGGATCTATCTCGCCGTGCTCAATAGCCCGTCTGAGCCTATAACTAGGTCTTACAGTGATATCGCTTATACCAAGCATTAAACGCCTCCAGTGCTGCTTCGTGACCAAACGCAATGCACACCCATGCGCCTAATCGTTTTGATTCAAGCAAGAACCCTACTTGCTTATCCGTTATTTCTGACCTTGTTGGATCTCTCCTTTTTAGCTCGCAAACGAAAGCGGGGTGGCCGGGAATAATTATGTCGCTGGCTCCAGTCGTTAACCCTTCAGATTTTTCGAGTTTGATTTGATTTGAGTTTCGTTTTCCTTCGTTTCTAGGGTGGATAACATTAGTACAAACCTTTCTTATAGCGTTTATAACCGTTTTTTGCTCGGCTGATTCAGGTGGGCATTTCCCTCGATACTCACCGCCGTAAACTCTAATTCGTTTCCGTTGTAGCTGCTTTATGTCCATAAACGTTAAAATATCCTGTGTTTCTGTTTTTTGCTGCGATGATTGTTTGCGGCATCATAGCATCTTTTGTTTTATCGAAAAAATCTCTTACCGTTTTCACTGTTTCACCGAATACAGCAATACAAAAATCATCCCATATTCTGCGATTTTTTGGCTGATAATAAACTGTCATTTTTCGACACTCGGTTGACCATATCACTTTTACCGTGTCGTTCCCTTTGTTGCTTTTATGTAGGTTGAATTTCCAGCTTATTATCTTATCCTCTGTCGGTGAGTATGGATCTTTTTTTAGTTTAGCATATTCGAGCCTGAGCTTTTCGTTCGGGTCGACTAGCTCAGCTTTGCATGATGTACACCTTCTCGCTGCTATGTCGTTCTCCTGGTCACACTCAGGACACACTTTAAAAGACCATCGATGCCCGCACTGTTTAGCCAAACCTCTATCCAAAGTAAATCCCATGCAGCGCCGCCCGTAATGTGCCGGTAACGGTTGTCCTCCATCTACAGCAATTCTATTACCTAGCAGGTCAACAAAATATCCTTCTTCGTCAATTTCAAAACCATCTTCGTTTCTTCTGGCGCTGAAAATGTTTTCAAAACCGCACAAGGCGCAGGTTGCTTTTATTTCCGCGCCTTCCGTTAACGGCCTAGCTTTAATATCTGGATTAAATATATCACCATCAGGGAAATGCCTTTCAAAATTTTGCGCATAATCTAAAACAAGCCCTTCAATCTTGTCATCATGCAGCCTAAGAACGCGCCCTATTATCTGCTGCAATAACCTAGCGCTTTCAGTGGGCCTCAATATTGCTATAACGTCGCAATGTGGAGCGTCAAAACCAGTTGTTAACGTCCCGATAGAAACGATATATTTGAATTTTTGCTTTTTGAAATCTCTTATTATTTTTTCGCGTTCTTTTTTAGGGGTGTCACCTGTTACAAGTCTAGCGCAATCCGGCAAAGATTCAATAATTTCTATCGCGTGGCTTTTGCTAGCTGCAAACAGCATAACACCCATCTTTCCACGTGATTTATGCACTATATCTTCTACTATTTGCGATGTTTTACGCCCCTTACCAACAAAAGTTTTTTCGATGTCGGCGCTATCGAATTGACCTCTTTTGTTTAGCTGCAATCCTGATGCGTTATAAGCATCGCCATAGGTTGCGTCGGTAGTCGGCGGGGTTAGGAACCCTCTATCGATTAACTCTCTAGCGGTTACTCTGAAAATCAATCGATGGAAATACGGCTCTATGGTTTGCGTATCCGGCACCATTGAGCCGTCAATCTCGTACTGATAAATGTAGCCGGTATTCATTCTATAGGGTGTTGCAGTCAGCCCGATTATTCTTAGGTTTTTATTCCTGTCTCGCAGATCGTTAACAATTGATTTTAATGTCTTGGTTATACCGTCGCATTCATCAATAATTAAAAGCGATATCTCACCAAAAGACTTTATATTGTTTTTAACCGATAGCGGGGTGCCAAATGTTACCGGGTGTTTAAGCTCCTTCTTAATTGCAGCGCAAAAAACGCTTGCCGGGTTTCCTGTCTTCAGATATTTCTCGTGGTTCTGCTCTACAAGCTCTTTCGATGGTTGCAGAACTAGCACTTTTTTCTTTGTGGTTTTATTGAGCCAGTTAGCTAGCGCCGCTATGATGTGGGACTTTCCCGCGCCCGTGGCTGCTTCAACAACTGCCGGCTCAATGCTTTTTTTAATGTGTGATATAGTGGCGTCTAGCGCCGCTTGTTGGTAGTCTCTTAGCATGATTCTACTAAGGCCGAATCAGAGAAAGTCAACCTATTATAAATAGCCTCAGCTTTCATCACGTCGTCTTCGTTATATTTTAAGACCTGCTCATACTTTCCGGCTTCCACATAATCCCAAACCTTTGAGCCGTCAATATCATCCGGTTTACCTTCAATGCCGAGCGCTTTGCAAAGATTATCTTGCGAGATGTATTCTTTGTGGCCGCACCACGCTATCGAATTATCGAAATAATGAACGCCATGTCTTCCGGCGAAATTTAGCAGGCAAGCGGGTCTAATACCATTAATAACGAATCTTCTGAATAAAAATTTTAGATCGAAATTAGCGACATTATGGCCCACAAAAAGCGGCGTTAATACTGAGCCAGCGGAATCCTTAGAACAAATCATAGCTAGAAAACGATTGAAGCTTTCCAAAAGTTTTCTTTCATTGAGCGAATAATCGCTAAACATTATACCGCTATTAACTTCAGTTATAGCAAAGCTAAACACCTGTCCTTTTGTGCCGTCTAGCGCGGTTTTCCTCCACGCCTCAATGCCTTTCTTCTCTCCTTCTTCTGTCGCTCTCATTTCCACCCATAGCATTTTTAATTGGTCTGCGCTGTAGGGTTTTGCTTCCTCTTTGCTTAAACCAAGGGCTTCAGCCGCTTGAGTTTTAGTTAGTGATGAAGGTGCTTTAAATTCATTGATAGCTTGATCTATGAAGCTTTGCCTAGCGCCTTCGCGCTGATCTGGGATTGTCTCTATATCTATTACGATTTTCATTTTCTTTTCTCTTGTCTATTTGTTTGTGGTGACCGGGGGGCAGGGATTAGCGCTTAGCCCTGCCGCTCTTATTTGTGGCGCTTTCCCCGGTCATTGTTGCCGCTGTTACCGCTCGCGGCGCTCGTAGCATTTAATCGATGCAGCCCCCGCATCGATTTGTCAGAAGGCTATTGTTATGTGCTTTATTCTGCCGTCGCGGATTAGATCAAATATCTCCTCCGCTAAGCACTGACCAAGCCCGTCATCGATTATCATTAACAATTCTCTATTCAACTACCAGTTGACTCCAGTGCTGCCAGAACTTTAGTCAAACATGTGTCAAGCTCCATAACTTCCTCAGAACTGTGATGACTTATCTCAGGAGTATTCGAAAGCATTCCTATGGCCTTTTTAATCCCGCTCTCAAGCTTTCGAACCCTGCTATCAAGCTTTGCAATCATCGCCCTTTGATCTATTCGCTCAATTTCAAGATCGAATACCCTAGAATGAAGCGGTGTATCTTTTAGTTCTTTAATCATTTTAAAGTAACCGGGGCGCTAACCCCGGCCTCCATTCATTTAAAAGGCAATATCCTCATCCAAATCTAAACGCTCTTTCTCCACTTGAGAATCGCGAGCGCTTTCGGTTGATTGAACCATTGAAACCCAATTTCCTGAGCTGCCATCCATTTCCCAAACCATGACCTTGATGCCCATCACTTTATTGACTAGGTTCATAGCCAAATCCAGATCTTCAGGCTCCTGGCCAAGTTTGCGCAAACCTCCACCCGCGTTAGTATCGATAGCCGAAAGCATTCTGAGCGCCTTGTCTCGCTTTTTGGTGTCGCTTTCATTGACTCGGATTTTTTGAAAAACTTTAAACCCTTGGTAATCTCCTTCTACCACCGACCATGTGACATTGATGAACGAGCCGTCTCGGTCAGCTGTTTTCCACTCCGCAGAATCAATGCAGGCCAAGACCAGAGTATTGTCAGGTATAACACTAACGTGCTGGGCGTCAAAGCTTTCCACCTCTTCTACTTCGTTTCCATCGCTCAGATTCCAAAAACTCATATTACTTTCCTTCTGTTGTGTTGTGTTGTGGTTGATTTAAAAATTTACTTAATGGGTTTTCGCCTTTTTTAAATGTGATCTCCTTTTCAATTCCATATCTGTTTTTTGCTACACTGCTAGCCTCAGCATGCGCTACCAACACCCGCGCCCCCGTTGATACGGCTTTTTTCGTTTCTTTTTTTACAAAAGATTCTAACTTAATATAGCCAACCAGGTCTGAATCATCCAAATAAACTGGAATGGATTGTTTGTTTAGTCTCATTGAGTAGCGGTTATATGGCTCGGCGTCTGGTAAATCCAGTGTCTCCGTTTCAGCATGAGCTATAAATACAATTGACATATTCTTTCGCGTGTTCAAGTGCCCGCAATAATTTCTAAGCTTGCAGTGCAGCTCCGCCACCGCTTTTAATCCGTTACCGTAGCCTCCACACGCCTGGTTGATTGATTTTGGATTATTGTCATCAGTAGCGACAATATGCGCCGCGAACAATCTTTCCAACGCTGTTACACTATCAACAACCAAGGTTTGATATTCGTGATCTTCTTTGATTAGCGCTGTTAGCTGCTCCCATAGTTGTTCGACTTTAGTTATGACCGGCATACAATCCGGTCTATCTGCGCTCGATATAGCTTGTACGCCGTCTTCAGCCCTGATAAATATCGGTTTAGGAAACGATGCTGCCAAACTGGTTTTACCCAACCCAGCATCACCACATATTGTTATCACCGGTTTTCGATCAGCCGGCTTTTGTATTAATCTATCTAGTGACATTTGTTTAGACCCTCTTGTCGTTGTTGTGTGATTTAAATTATAATCCTGTTTACATTGTAATGTAAATACGGAGATTGATAAAAATGTTTAAACCTGATGAATTAATTTTAAAGTTAAAAAATGAAAACCTTAGCGAGATAGCGCGAGTTACCGGCTATCATTATAATACCGTTTACCGATTCGCAAACAATGAAATAAAAAAGCCGTCCTATGATTTCATCGAAGCGCTATCTGATTTTTTTATTCAGTATCGATAGAGCCGCCCGTTATCGTCCAGTTATAGTATGTCTTTCCTCGCGGGGGTTTTACCTCCTCGCGTGAAATTAATTCTTTTTTCAGTAGCTCGGCTAAGCATTTATCTATGTCAGATTTTTTGTATTTGCGTAATGAATTTCTTATAGTTCCTGTTTTAATGGGTACCTCGGTATCGAGAATCGAAAGTATTTTGCGCATTAGCGCTATTGATGTCGTTTGCTCTTTGTCATTAATATTAGCTAACGATAAATTAATTTTTTCAGTTTGATCGCGCTTAATGTATTTATACGCCCACATGACGTGCTCTTTTGATCTAACTCCTTCCGTTATTGCTAATATCAAAGACACCTTTAAAATCATTTGATGGCTTCGTCGCACAATTGGTTCAAGGCCATAAACCTTGTGACGCTCAGCTTCGTCGTGCTGTTCTTTTTCGATTTGAGTTAGCAAGTCTTTCGCTTCGTCGGTTGTTTTTATTTCTGTTTTTTTGCAGCCTCGCCTGTTGTTTTGTGAAAGCTCCTTAATAGTCATCTCGAGCGGCATTGGTAGCGGTACGCGTTTAAAGTTTCGTTTAATTTTTGGATTGGTTTCTTTTTCCTGAACGATGATCGCTCGACCAATAAACCCATTCGAAGATTGTTCTTCGTTAACTATGCCGTTGAAAGTTGAGGGCGTGGTAAACCCAAGGATCGACAAAAACGGCTCTTTAATTCCGGTATCAATCGATTCTAAAATGATTTTTAATTCTTCTAAACGATCTTCGTTGACGCGCTCGTTTTCCTGCTTCATTTTATTCAGTGCGGATAGTTCAATGGTTAAGTCTTTCCGCGTTGCCTTTTTTAGATCGCCACCGAGCTTTATGTATTTATTTGTTTTCGTGAATGCTGACAATATCAGTGATAATATTCCCTCGAGATACGGCGTGCCCTTTGCGTTTGCCAACTTTGACAACCATAAACCCAATTCATCGATAACATAAACTGAGGTTGAATCATCGATAAAATTTCGAATCATTTCCTGCTCTGATTTTATAGAGCCGTACACAGTGCGGCCCATTGTTGCCGCTATCATGATGTCAGTTACCGCGTCCTCTATCGCCTCTTTTCCAGTTGCTGACCCAGACACGCAAAACATGATTAGATTTGTCCTAATGTCGTATTCATCCGTGTATTTGAGCCCGCACATTGAACCCACGGCGGTTAATGCCGCAGCTACTGCTAGATGTTCGCGAGGATAGCGGCATTGGTTATTGATCCATTTAGTTAGCTCACCAACAAAACCGGGTGGAGATTGTAGATCAATTAACGAGAGATCCAAGCGGCTTTGGTCGGGAATTGCTACGGCAACTGGCTCGTTAAACGTGACCGGCGCTACATAGCCGCCCTCCTCTGCGTAATGATATAGCGTGCCTAGCGTGACCAGCGATGTTGATTTCCCAAACCCGTGCCATCTTTTTTCAACGTCCTGATAGCCATGATATTTATCTCGGCTACCGCTAGACCATTTATCCCACAAATCCAGAGCCGCGCCCCCTGTTGAGTGATGTAGCGCCATACCCACTCGTATCCATTGCTCATAATCGCAATCAGGGGAGATATGGCGTAGCATATCAGCTAGCGTGTCGTCACTAACGTCAATTGCTGCACCGTTGATTGTCGCTCGATAAGTGTCCTTTTTTTCAAGTAGTTTCAGCAACGCTGCAGGCGTGTCGCCGACCGTGTCCGGTCCGCCCTTTTCGCACTCGTAAAGATCTCCCGAGGCGTGGAGTGATCCGCAACCAACGACAAACCCAGACGATTTAAAATCAACCCCTGGGTAATTGTCGAGATGATACAGCAGCGCCAGACTTTCCGGCCGCTTAAAATAAATATGCCACCCGCCGCCACCAGTGCTCACGACGAAACCTGATTCTTTTTTGAAATCAATCCCAGTGTCCGCGCATAGTTGCTCATAGCTAACGTCGCCGCCATTGCGCGGGTCTATATCGATAACTAGATGGTTCCCGACCAGCACACCCCAGCCGGTCGCTAGATGCCCGTAGGTTTCCATTGTATCCATCTGCTCAGCTGACCAAACGGGCGTGTATTGCCAATTGGAAGCCCGTGGATGCTTGTAGAGCGACGTGCACTCCTTGTCGCGACAATCACAGACTCCGCGCGTAACGCCGTGTAGAGGGAAGATACGGAATCCTGCCTCTATGTATGAATTATAATCGTGCTGCATTTAGCTAATCCTCTGCACCCAATAGCCGTCCACCCTGGACTGGTCTTTTTTTGTTCTGAATCGCATAGGTGTCGCTTTAAACAGTGCGCTAGCGAAGCCTTGCTGACTTCTGTCTGCTGAAAAAACGAACTTAGATTCATTTATGTTCATGTCTGCAATCTGTTCGCGCAAAAATTGCGCGTAATTAACTCTATGTAGCGGCTCGTCAAATGGGTTACTCATTATTTAATCAGCTCTGTAATTATTGGTGTGCTAGCAATGTAGAGTTTTTTGCGAGATTTGTAAAGTTTTATTTTTTTTATCTGCAAAATTAAACTCTAGTTAAAATAGTGCAAAACAATAGTAAGCAAAAATGGTCTTTTTCGCTTTAAAAACAACGACTTATAAAAGAGTAGTTAAAAAAGAACAGTAGTCTCTAATACACATCTATTTATTTAATGATTATAGTGTATAAATAGTAATAATTGCTTATACATTGCACGGCCTGTCCTGAATGGTATCTATAACTATTATTACTAATATATAATAAATATATAATAAAATTAATAAAATCAATAACTTACAAGCAAAAATGAATCACTAGACTTTACACTATTTAATACTAGAGTTTACTAGCCTTTCCCCGTCTCGCAGCCGGCTGGTAATTTTCGTAAATGAAATTTTACAAATAGGCGCAATGTCTCTATAATTAATATTAAGAAATCGAGACAAACAACGGGGACAAGATGATGACAGCAAATTGCGAGTTAATAACTAAATTAGCGCAGGCGTCAAAAAAAGACTACATGATTAAAAATGATCTTGGCGGGGTAGAGATTAACCCAAATATCGGAGTATTCGATAGCTTACTGGTCGCAAAAAAATTCGTTAGCGCCGCAATTTGTGCATTAGAACCGATAGAGGATCAATTGACGTCAGTCGATATCGAACGCGTAGCTGTTAAATCTGCTGTTTGGGATTTTGATTCAAGGCACGGCGCGCTGTTTGCTCGAAACCCACATCTAATTGAGGTGATGGTAAATTACACGCATCTTGCAACCATGGGTGAGCAATCAAACTTTATAGACAATTTGGAGAGATACGATATTGCCCTGGAGAGGGCCATAGAGAATTGGGACGGCACAGGATTTAGTGCAGATGGAACTATATAGATAGTTCACACGCATCAATTATCAAAGACAGAGGTTAAAGAGATGAGCGAATTGCAAGCGGCACACAAAAAAGGCGCAAAACTAAAGTGGTCAGATTTGTGGAATGAATTAGGGATGGAGCGAGACAGGGCTGGGCGGTGGTATCCTGGCGAGGATAGCCCTGAATACGTTCGCGATTATTTAGATGGATATAGAGGTCCATCTAGAGCGTATCCAAAGAGTTATGCTACGGCTTTATTAACTGCTAAATTTGCTAAAAAACTGTGTGAGTTTGACCCTGATTTGGCTGTAAGGCTCAAGATTGGAAGGCGTGTAGGCGAGGGGGGGGGTACAATGATCGTTAAACGAGTTGTGAGCGTCGAAATGGCAAGCGACGAAGAGGTATATAGCGTCACTTTGAGCGATGTTGTGGAGAGCTATACTATAGCTGAAGAGCGAGCAGAAAGCGGCGTGGTGTTTTATGAATTGTTAGCGGCTGGATATATTGAGGGTTATTTTTCAACCAGAAGAGCGGCAATGGAAAAAATAGCCAAGCATGCTGTTGATGATGATCTAGTGATCGGAGGCTACGGGAAGCACGGTGGACGCAAATTCTGGCGGCTACCCGAGCGGCTAAAAAAACAAATAACGAATCACGCATTTATCAATATTAGTTAAAAAAAATTTGCGTCTATTTGTAATTTTCGTAAATAAAACTTTACAAATAGGCGCAATGTCTCTACAGTTAATATTAAGAAATCGAGAGAAACTGATCGTGATGGGGTGGCTTTAAATGAAACTTAAAAGAATTGACGGTTCGACAATTTACGAAAACAACGACTGTAACAATTACGCTGATCTATTAAAAGAAGCGTTAAAATCAGGTGTTCGTGACTTCAGGGGGGCAAACTTTAGAGGGGTAGAGTTTGAGGGGGCAAACTTCAAGGGCGCAGGCTTCAAGGGTGCCGACTTCACGCTAGCAGACTTTACAGAGGCGAGCTTCAAAGACACAAGCTTCAAGGACGCGGACTTCAAGGACGCGGACTTCAAAGGCGCGGACTTCATGGGCGCAGACTTTGAGGGCGCGGACTTTAGAGGCGCAGAGTTTGAGGGGGTAAGCGTCGAGGGCGCAAACTTTAGGGGCGCAAGCTTTCGGCATATTAACGGCTAACGAGTTTCATAGACCGTTATGCAATGGTGATCGAATCTTATGAGCAGGGAGTTGTCGTGAGTAGGAACATGAACAAAGCGCGTGATATTTTTTTACTAATTTCAGTCGTGTCTGTGCCGGTGATAATAGCTTTTTTTGGTAGTGCGGCTTTTATTTATAGCTTTTTTAATTAAGAGGATTTTAAAATGAAAGACAAAATTTTATTTGTTATAGCTATTTCGTTAATAATTTTTGCTGACGCCATTGTTTATTACGTAGCGCCGGCTTTGGGAGGTTAACCCGTGGATACTCAAGAGTATTATAAAATAATAGAGGATGTGAAAATCGCGATAACCCCGCACATCGAGACATTGCTAGTGGCAAACAGAAGCGTTAACGATAATGCGTATCACGGGATGATCGACAATGTTAATGAGGTCGTGCTAAATCTTTTTGCTGAAAAGATGCCTAGGGCTAAAAATTTAAAATATTTGCATCAATCAAAAACCGCTTCGTGGCTAAATTTAGCTCGAGGAACATTGAGATCAATGGTGAAGAGGTACAACGATAAATATGAAACCTATTTGTAAGTTGACTAGATTAACAGTTAAGGAACAGGCTCGGCATGATTATGAGCTTAATCTAATTAAACAGCCTTTATATCATGATGGGACGCAGAGGCCCGAGTGGGATGCATTGGGACGATTAGCTAAACATTCATGGATGCGACACGCAAGAGAAAGACAAAGTTTTTTGATACAATAAACTGGGAGATTAGTATAAAGGATTTTAGTGCGAAGCTGAGCTAACCGGAAACCAACATTGTGAATTGATAGCCGTCCCGGCTGGAGAGTAATTATGATTATTAAAAAAGATGGTATGAGAATTAATACGCGATTAATGAATGTTTGGACTCATCACAAGAATAAGATTAGATTTTATGAGCTAGGCTGTGCATCTGGCTCTGTTACTTTTACGCTTGTGCTTAAGAGTGAGGGTGTTGCTTTGAGTGCTATGCATGAGATTGATAACGCAATTGATGCGGGTTGTAAATTGTTGGATTTAGATGAAGATCTACCAACGCATCTAATCGATAAGTCAACA